AACCGAAGAAAAATGTTAAAGAAATAAATGTTACCTTTGCAAGGTACAATAATGGTGGAATAACAAGTACAATATTGAGATAAAAAATATATGAACGGAGTCCAAACAAGGAATGTTATTGGCTTTCCAGATCAACTCGCTTCTGATTCAAAAAAAGGATCTAAGGAGTATGGGTTAGTTGTGGCTCGAGCAATAGAGTCCGAGTGGTTTAGAAAAGAAAGCGGAACTTCAAGATTTTATAATAACAGAGATACTTACCATAAGCTAAGAACTTATGCTATGGGAGAGCAGTCGGTTCAAAAGTACAAGGATGAGCTTGCTATAAATGGAGACATATCATATCTAAATTTAGACTGGACACCAGTTCCGGTAATACCAAAGTTTGTAGATATAGTGGTTAATGGAATGCAGAATAGACTGTATGACGTTATGGTTGATGCTGTTGATTCAATATCATCCAATAAAAAAGCCATGTATAAGTTGAAGCTACAGGCTGAAATGAGGAATAAGAATGACTTAATGGAAATGCAGCAGATTACTGGAAAAGATATGTTTGATCAAGACCCAACAACGCTTCCACAAAGTCCTGATGAGTTAGAGCTGCAAATGCAACTAAACTACAAAGATGATATAGAAATTGCTCAAGAAAAGGCTATTGAAAATGTCTTAAGAATGAATAATTATGAGCAAATAAGAAACAAAATTGATGAAGATCAAACTACATTGGGGATATCTTCTGTAAAGCATTCTTTTAATACTCATGATGGAATAAAAGTCGAATACGTAGATCCAGCAAACTTAATATGGAGCCCTACTGAAGATCAAGATTTTGAAGATTGTTATTATTTTGGAGAAGTCAAAAACGTAAATATAACAGAATTAAAAAAAATAGACCCTTCCTTAAGTCAAGAAGACATAAAGGAAATATCAAAGATGTCTTCTAAATGGGATGCTTACCAAGGAATACGAGGCGGATACAAGACAGACAATTTTGACCACAACACTGCAACGTTGTTGTATTTCTGTTATAAAACGGACAAGAATATCGTATATAAAAAGAAGAAAACATCTCAAGGAGGAGACAAGGTACTTAAAAAAGACGATCAATTTAACCCACCAAAAACAGAGAAAGCTAGATTTGAAAAACTTTCTAAAAGAATTGACGTATGGTACGAAGGTGTACTTGTTCTAGGAACAAATTACATTCTAAAATGGGACTTAATGAAGAACATGGTTCGCCCAAAGTCCTCAATGAGCAAAGCGGTAGCACCTTATATTGTAAGTGCTCCAAAAATGTACAGGGGCCAAGTGGACTCTCTGGTAAAAAGAATGATTCCATTTGCGGATCAGATACAACTGATACATCTTAAACTCCAACAGGTCACGGCAAAAATGATTCCTGATGGCGTATATATGGATATTGATGGATTAAGTTCAATTAATCTAGGCAATGGAGCAATGTATACACCACAAGAGGCTTTGAATTTATATTTTCAAACCGGATCTGTAATAGGAAGGTCATTTACTGAGGAAGGAGAGTTTAACCACGGTAAGATGCCTATTCAAGAGTTAACTTCTTCTGGTGCAAACGCAAAAATATCTTCTTTAATAAATATGTATAATTACAATTTAGGAATGATTAGATCTGCAACTGGCCTAAATGAGGCAAGAGACGGATCTACTCCAGACTCAAATTCTTTAGTTGGTGTACAAAAAATAGCAGCATTAAATTCTAATACAGCTACAAGGCACATTTTAAAATCAGGAATAAACATAACAAGAAGAGTTGCTGAAGGTGTTACTTATAGAATGTCTGATGTATTAGAGTTTTCTGAATTTAAAGAGGATTTTGCTAAATCAATCGGCAGATATAGTATGGAAATACTAAAAGAAATAAAAGAGCTTCATCTTCATGATTTTGGCGTTTACATAGAATTACACCCAGACGAAGAAGAAAGAGCTGTTTTAGAGCAACACATAAATACATCCTTATCTCAAGGAAAAATAGATATAGATGATGCTATTGATATTAGAAATGTTAGAAACGTAAAAATAGCTTCTCAACTTCTTAAGGTTAGAAAAAAATCAAAGGAAAAGGAAGACCAAAAAAGACAACAAGACAATATTCAACAACAGGCAAAAGCAAATCAAGACTCTGCAATGGCTGCTGAACAGGCAAAGCAGCAAAGGGAAATGGCTAAAAAACAAGCCGATATGGAGCTTATGAAAATGGAGTCAGATTTAAAAATGTTGGAAATGGATAAAGAGTTTTCCTTGAAGCTTAGGTTGATTCAAGAACAAAAGTCTTTGGATGCAAATATTCAAGGAATGCAAGTTGAAACACAACTAACTAAAGAAAAGTACAAAGAAGACAGAAAAGACAAAAGAACAGCAAAACAAGCGTCTCAACAGTCTAAACTTATACAGCAAAGACAACAAGACTTAGACCCGATAGATTTTGATGGTCAAGACTCGTTAAGTGCTGGTTATTAGGCTTTTAGTAAAGCTTAATATATTTGTAATTTTGTAATAAATTAAATTTAAATATAATGGATAAAATCGAAGTTTATGCTTTGGATGATGATGGCAATAGAATAGAGCCACAGCAAGAAGTAGAACAAAAAGAAGAAGAAGTTTCACAAGAGGTTTTGAATCAAGAAACCCCTGAACAGGTAAAGGAAGAAAATGAGTTACCACAACAAGAAGAAGAAAGTAGTAAAGGTCAAGAGCAAGAGCAAGTCGAAGAGGAAGACCAAGAAAAGTTACTGACCGAAGAACCAGAAAAAGATGATAACTGGTTTTTAAGTAGATTAAAAGACAGGTATGAGGTAGAATTAAATTCTATTGATGACCTTAAAAACGTTCTTTCAAATACTGATAAAGAAAAAGAAAATCTTCCCGAAGATGTGGAGAAGTATATGGAGTTTCGTAAAGAAACTGGAAGGTCTTTTAGTGACTTTGCTGAACTTCAAAAAGACTGGGCTACTGTAGGAGACGGAGATATATTACGTCAATACTATGAGCAAACAAAACCACATTTAGATAGGGAAGACATTGAGCATATTTTAAATGAACAATTTTCTTATGATCAAGAAATAGATGATGATAAGGATATTAGGGCAAAAAAAATTGCTCACAAAGAAGCATTGTATGAGGCTAGAAATCACTTTGAAAAGTTAAAGGAAAAATATAAAGCTCCGCTAGGGTCTAGTGAAGCTGATATTCCTGAGACATACAAAGAAGCTTTTAGCTTTTATAATGAATATAAAACTCAAAATGAAAAAGATTCTATCGCTCAAAAAGAGCAGGCTTCTTATTTCACTGAAAAAACTAATTCTTTATTTTCAGACGAATTCAAAGGTTTTGAATTTAATCTTGGAGATGAAAAAAAAGTTTTTAAACCAAGTGATTTAGATAAAGTGAAGTCTAATCAGAGCAATGTTCAGAATTTTATTTCTCAACATGTTGATGAGAAAGGATTCTTAAAAGATCCTGCCACTTATCACCGTTCTTTGTACACGGCTATGAATCCTGATGCTATAGCAAAACATTTTTATGAGCAAGGGAAGTCAGATGCTACTGGAGATATTATCAAGGAAACTAAAAATATCGACATGGGAGTTCGTGAAAACACGGTAACGGATACAGGAGGAACTAAGTTTAGAATAGTAGAATCAGAGGACAAGTTTGAGTTTAAAATTAAAAAACGAAACTAACAACTTTTAAAATTATTAAAACATGTCTGTAACTATGACCGGAGTCGGTGGTGCATTAACCCCCGCTCCTTCGAAAGCAACGCTTTCAAGTAATTATTTAGGGTCAAGTATTGAGTTTACATCTCAATATCTTCCCGATGTTTATGAAAAAGAATTTGAAAAATACGGAAATCGTTCTGTATCTTCTTTTTTAAGAATGGTAGGTGCTGAAATGCCTTTTGCCTCTGACGTTATTCAATGGTCAGAGCAAGGTAGATTACACCTAGCAGTCACTGGCGCTACAAGATCAGCCGATGTCATTACTTCAACTGGACACCCATTTAGAGTAAATCAAACAGTAGTTATTTCTGACGGAACTGACCAGGAAAAAGCTATCATAACAGCAGCAAATGCAAACACATTTACAGTTGCCTCTTATGAAAATGCCAACCTTGCAGCAGCTATAGCCGCTAGTGGCCTTAAAGTTTTTGCCTATGGTTCTGAATTTGCAAAAGGAACTTCTGGTATGGCTGGTAGCTTAGAAGCCGCTAAAGATATTCAAACTAATAACCCAATTATCATAAAAGATAAGTATGAGGTTAATGGTTCTGACTTAGCTCAGATTGGATGGATTGAAGTGACTACTGAGAATGGAGCAACTGGATACCTTTGGTATTTAAAATCAGAGCACGAAACTCGTTTAAGATTTGAAGATTACCTAGAGTTATCTTTAATTGAAGGCAAGCCTGCCGCATCATCTTCTGGTGCTGAGACTGCTGGATTTAAAGGAACAAAAGGTTTATTCCATGAAATCGAAAACAGAGGTAATATTGCTACTGGATCTGTGGCTGCAAGAACTGATATTGAAGAACTAATTAAAGTTCTAGATAAAGAAGGGGCTATTCAAGAAAACGTAATGTTTGTGAATAGAACAAAATCTTTTGAAATTGATACAGTTTTAGCTGCACAAAACAACTCAGGTGCATCAACTGCATCTTATGGTTTGTTTGACAATGATGAGTCAATGGCTTTAAATCTTGGATTTACAGGATTTAATTTAGGATATGATTTTTACAAATCTGACTGGAAATACTTAAACGATGCTACTACTGGGTCTTTGACTTCTGCTGTAGACGGAGTTATTGTACCTGCTGGTACAACTACTATTTACGATCAGATCTTAGGAAAGAACGCAACTCGTCCTTTCTTACATGTAAAG